CATCCACGCAGAAGCGGCTCGTGCCGCGGACGGCGATGCTGTCGTTGTTGAAGTAGAACTGGTCGGAGGTCTGAATCTCCAACTGGCGACGATCGCCCAGCATCGTGCCGCCGGTGAAGTCGCCGAAATAGCACGACCTGACGTTGCTGCCGGTGGCCTTGGGCATCACCTGCGAGAAGAACACGGGGTAGCCGAGGAAGGTCGCGTCGCCGCCGAGCCCGCCCATGGTCAGTTCCTTGAACTGGTTGGCGGTCTTGTCGACCTTGAGCATGACCTGCGCGAAGAACTGGCGGCTGCAGACGAACGCCAGCCGGGCCGGGTTCACGTTCTCGACGCGGCCCATGGCCGTGGTGAAGTCGCTGACGGCCAGCGAGCCCCACGCCACGCCGGTCAGGTACGCGCTGGCGGGCAGGGCGGCGGTCAGGCCGACCTGATTGGCGTAGGTCGAGGTGCCGTCACCGAGGAAGTAGGCGTTGTCCTCGGCGATCGCCTGCGACTCGGCGATGCTGCGGGCCACATCGTCCGCGATGTTGATGGCCGAGTCGGCCATGAGTTCGCGGCTGATCTGGTACAGCACGCCGTACTTCTTGGCGGTCAGTGTGACGTTGTTGTACGAGTTGTCGAGGCCGGTGATCGTGCCCGCCTCGGCGATCGGCACCATCGACGCGAGGCCCGTCTTGCGGGGCACCGTCATGACGTCGCGGGACATGGGGACCACGTTCGCCACCTTGCGGGCGATGCCGTACTGCTCGGTCAGCCAGACGAGGTTCGGGAGGAACTCCACGGGGACGAGCGCGCCGCCGAGTTGGTTGTTGAAGATCACCTGCGCCTTGCGGGTGATCTCCAGGTCCGCCTTCTTCTGGCCGTACTCGGTGTTGCCGAGGGTGCTGAGGCGAGCCCAGGCGCCGAAGGCCTCGGCATGGTCGGCGTCGTTGAACGCCGCCTTGCCGGCCCGGATCTTGGCCTGGTAGGCCTTGCGGCTCGGGCTGCCGATGCTGAACCGCTGGGGCACGCCGGCGTCGGCGGCATCGTCGGCGATGGCCGCGTGAGGGCTGGCCGTGCCGCGGATGGCGTCGGCATCGCCGGCGATGCGCAGAACGCTCTTGGCGTTCCACACCTGGTCCACGTCGATGGAGTTGCCGGCATCGTCCTGGAGGTCGATGCCCTGGGCGGCGAGCTTGGCCACATGGGCCTTGCAGCTGTCAAGGGTCGCTTCGCCCTGGAGGCCGTTGGCCGTCAGGGTGTCAATGAGGGTTTTGCGAGTGAGGGGCATGGATGCTTCCTGCGGCTGGTGCCGCATTGGTTGGGTGCATCTCTGGCCGGGCTCACTCGGGGGACCTGCTGCCGCACACGCGGGGCTTGGTCCTGCCGCTGGCTGCGGGGCAGGCGGTATTCACTTGAAGCCGGCGGCAGGCCGTACTACCTGCCGCAGGCGAGAAGAGGAGGTGACGAGCTCAGTATACCCGCCGCTCACCGCACCACGATCACGCGCCTCGGCTGGATGCCGAAGTCGCCCACCACCCTGTCGCTGATGCGGGCGTCCAAGAGGGCCTTGCGGGCCTTCTCGGCGTTCTCTGCGGCCGCCTCGATGTTGCTGCCCACCATGCGGCAGGTCACGTTCATAGGCAAGGCGGTGTAGCTCACCTCGAGCACCTTGGCCTTGCGCACCACGCTCTCGACGCCGGGGTAGGCCTCTCGCTCCTCGGGCGTCGGCGGGCCCCACTCCATGGCCTCGAAGCCCACGCTCATGGCCAGGGTGCCGGCACGCGCGAGGGCGATGCAGGCCCGCACGTACTGGTTGGCCACGTCATCATGGAAGGCACCCTTGCAGAGCCAGCCCTGAGGCGTCAGGCTCATGTCGCGGCACACCGCCACGGCGCTCATCACGTCGTAGTTGTGGTCCACGAACAGGTTGCGGTTCTTCATCAGGTAGCTGGCCACGTCGAGGCCGGTGGGCAGCACCACCTCGCGCTCGAGGTCCACGGCCGAGGTGTTGGCGAGGCACCACACCTCGAGGGGCTTGGCCGCGGCCTGCTTGACGCCGGTCTTGGGCCCGGTGGTCCAGTACCCGCTCGTCACGCCGATGGTGGCGTTGGCCTTGGTCATGCCGCGGGCGATGGCCGAACGCTTGATGGTCTCGATGATGGTCTGGGGGGTCTTCATTCGTCGTAGTCCAGTCCTGGCACCAGGTCGCACCTGCAGTTGGGATGTGCCGGCGGGGCCTGCCAGCTGCCGGCGTCCACGGTGAAATACTCGTCAATGGGAATGTCGTTGGGGTACTTGGTCGTGATCTGGTCGCAGATCGGGCAGGGACCGCCGCTGTTGATCCAGCCCTTGCTCTGCACGCCTTCTTGGATCCACGCCTGCCGCTGGCCCTCGCAGTAGGCCCTGAGGGTCTCGGTGCGGGCGATCCTCACCGCCTGATACTCGGTGAGCTCGGGTGCCACCTTGCGGATGGCGTCTCGCATGTTGCCGACGCTGGTGCCGGCGGCCAGCTCTCGCTCGATGGCGGCCTGCAGGCTGGGCTTGAGGGTGTCGGGCACGCTGGTGGCCAGGGCCAGCCCTTGGTTGCGGATGAACGCCATGGCCGGCTCGTTGGCCACGTCGAAGGAGCCGTCAGTCTTGCCGAGCTGCTCGAGGCCGCTCATGGCGCCGCTGGCCAGTGACGCCTGGATGAATCGCTCGGAGATGGCCGTCAGGTCCGCCATGGCCTCGTTGCTCGGGGCGGCCACCATGCCGAAGTCATCGACCATGGCCGGCACCGCCGAGATGTACCAGGCACTGAGCTCTCGGACGAACTGGCGATAGGCGCCGGCCGCCACCCGCGGCGTTCCGGCCTCCTCGTCCCACACCGTCAGGGCCGCCTTGCGCCTCAGTTGAGCCGGCAGGCCAGCATGTGATACGTGAGAACCACAGGAGCATGCGTCAGCAGCATTCGCATCCGCGGCGTGAGCTGCGGATTTGCTTCCTGCGCCAGGCTCTCCGCCAGCAGCTCCCTGCACATCTCCGCCAGCTTCCTTTGGTCGGCATGCTTCCGTACCTGGCGGCGTGCAGGCCTCGGCCTTGCCGGCCTCACCCACTGTCTCCGCCAGGGCCTTCTCCTCGGCTGCCTCCACTTCATTGATGATCTCCTCGGCCCAGGTGCGGCCGGCATCGCCACCCCACAGCGCCCAGGCGATCCGGCCGGCGGACGGATAGCCCTCCTCACCCTCGCTCCACCCTTGGCCCTGCTGGTCCACTTCGTGCCGCGCGAAGTAGGACGCCATCCGATACACCGTGTCCAGACTCAGGTTCCGCCGGTTCACGATGTCCCGCGCCCGCGCCACGCCCACGGCCGTGCCGCCGCGGCCGTACTCGGCACGCCAGTCGAGACCACGCTGAGCCTCCTCGGCCATGGCCGCGGTCGGCTCATAGCTTGGCGCCTTGGCCGCCACCACGGCCTTGGCGTCCATCGTCAGCTCCTCGGGCTCCACGTCCACGCTGCCGGCTGCCGGCTCCTCGAGGTCAACAGAGGCGTCCATGGTCGGCGCCTCGGGCTCGGCCTCGGTCTCGGGCGACACGTCAACCGACGCTTCGCCCACGTCCTGGCTGGGCATCTCCTCGGCCTTCGCCGGGGCAGGCAGGCCGCCGAAGATGCCGCCGCCCATCGGTGCCGGCGCCTCGGTCTGCCGGTACCGCAGCACGTTGGCCGCATCGGGCAGCGCCTCGAGGTCCATCACCTTGCGGTACTCGTTGGGCGTCACCAGGCCCTGCGCCTCGGCGGCACGCAGCTCGGCCGCCAGCTGGATCTGGTCTTCCTGCACCGGGTTGTCGAAGGCGAACCACATCTCGCCGGGCTCGACGCCGAACTGAGGAAGCAGGAGCTCGGTGAACTCCGCGGCCAGCACGGCCAAGCGAGGCGCGATGGTGAATCGCATGTACTGGGCGTTGGCCACCGTGGCGCTGGCGAGGTTGGCGCTGTTGAGCCGGTAGATGGGCTCGGGGATGCCGGCGGCGTCGTAGATCCGCTTTTCGGTCGTGGTGATGCCCTCCACGTACTGCATCTCGTGGGGCTTGGTCCCGTACTCCTGCAGCTCGGTGTCGCGGAGCAGCAGCACGCTGCCGGCCTTGCCCACGCCTCGGGTCTGCTGGTTCAGGTGTGCCGAGATCTGCTTCATTTGGGCGTCGGTGGTGGTGGGCGCGGCCTTGAAGACCATGCCGGGCATGCCGCCATTCAACCACCGCTGCACCTCGGCCTTGAGGGCCGCGGCTTCCATGTCGCTCTCGGCCACCACGCTCAGCAGCCAGCTCATGCCGCCGGCGGGGTGCACGGGGCTGCCGTTCTGCCGCAGGTAGATCACATCCTCGGCGGCGATCCGCATCGGGTCGCTGCTGTTGCGGCCGTAGTAGTACCCGCGGATCAGGTTCTTGTCATCGAGGATCGGCCAGGCGTACTCGCTCGGCAGGATGTACGCGCTCACCGGGCCTTGGCTGCTGCGTTCGCCGACGTACAGGTACGCGCGGCCGCAGATCTCCTTGAACCATGCCACCATCCAGAGCCACAGGGGCCCGGTGTACAGGGGATCGGGGTTCTGGATCAGGTCGAGCACCGGATGGTCCAGCACCTCCTCCACCTGGTCGCCAGCACGGCCGGCGTAGAGGGCCGCCTTGCCGATGACCGACCTCACGGGCCCGCGGTTCTGCAGGTGCCGCAACAGCGCAGGGTCCGCCACCTTGCGGCCTCGGCTCTTGCCGCCCATGCCGGTGTTGCGGTAGAGGCGCAGGCACTGCCCGCTCACCACCGTGGCGTTGATGCTCGCGGCACGCCACGCGGTGCCGGTGATGCCGCGGCTCACCAGCTCAAAGTCGCGGCCGGTGTTGTTGGTGGTCCAGCTGGTGGACGGCTCGCCGGGAATCAGAGAGGCCGACACCCACGCGCCGGGAATCTCGCGCTGGTCCGGTTCCACTGCCGCCTTGGTGTTGGTCTTCTTCGCCATGTTCAGGCCCATGCTCGCTCGTCGGGGTCTGTTGCAAGTATACCTGCAGCCGCATCGTGCACCGTCAGCACCGCCGCGCCGTGCCCGCGGCCCGCGGCGTCCTGGTGCATCACGGCGTATCGCGCGGCGTCTAGGCCATCGTCGTAGAGCTTGATGGGCTCCTCCTTGGGCGCCTTGCCATCCTGCCCTGGTGGGTAGATGTGGCAATCGAACTCGGCCACGGTGTTGGTCGGCTTCTTCGCCTGGTACAGCTCGCGGTCGGTCTCTAGGGTGCAGCCGGCGAGGAACAGCAGCCGCGGCTTTCCGTCACCCTGCACCCGCAGGCGTTCGTGCATGGCGTCGCGGCCGGTGCGGTGGTCCTTCATCGCAGGTACGCTCTGGATTCCATGGGCGGCGAGGGTGGCGCGATCCTCGGCGTCATGGTCGGTGATCGTCGCCACGTAGGTCTCGCCGTCGCTGTAGCGGTTGATGATGGCGGCATGCTCGGCCACGGTTCGCTTGGTCTGGTAGATCTCGCGGTAGAGCCACATCCGGCCATCCGGGTCGATGGCCCACCACTG